GATTTGCCATCATCTTATTAGAGTTAGCTAATTGTTCTTGTAATTTAGATAGGCTGGCAGTAACCTTATGCACATCGGCAATAAGGGCTGAGAAGTCGGCATTAGCGACTATTCTGGTACTAATTGTTTCTTCAGCCATTTATATTCAAGTTACTCCTTAATGTATCCTAGTCCTTCTCCAATTCCAAATCCAGCCTGAGCTGCGAATCTTCCTTGTAGTGAAACAACATCATTGGGGCTAGCATGTATTCCTGCTGCTCTCAATTCTATTTCTTCAAAACTAGAACCTTTATTACTATCCTCCTGATATTCACCTATCTCTACTCCCTTTAAAGATGCGAAGAATTTTTTGTCTTCGTGGTCCTTTTTCTTTAAAGCCTTTAAAGTATTTATAAGTTCTGGCATTGATAAGTTTTCTTCGAGATCATCGTAATTCTTCCAATGTCCTAAAAGAAAAACTTCTCCTTCTAAAGCGGCTAAGTCTAGTTCTGACCAGCCAGAACCGCTGCCGCTAGTAGGTTTGGGTCGTCAAGTTTGATTCCTCCGCAAACTTCAAGAATGCGGTTCATTGTTGGAACATCAATTGCATCTTCAAATGCTTCTCTGTCCGCTACCAATTCTGGTAGTTGTTTCTCTAGTGCAATTGCACAAGCATCAATTAGGATGTTTAGTGTTTCATCCTCTGTCTGAGACTCACCAGTCTTTTTAATTGCGATCATGAACTTACGAAGTTCTTTAATTGAAAGTGGCTTAAGCTTTACGGTCTGCCCGTTTTGTAGCTGTACCTCTTCTACGTTATATACTGTTGTTGCCAATTTAGGTCCTCCTAGGATCTATTCATAATCATTATACTAAAAAGAATATACTAATACAAACGTAAAACCGTACTCAGAGCCTGCATAGCTGGCGTCTGGTAGAAGACGGAATGTTACTGGGAATGTGGTTGGGGTTGTACGAGCAAGTGAGAACTGTGACTGTTGTACTGACAATACACGACGTGCATAATACACACGCTCAGATGATGTTGAAGAAGCTGTTGGAGCTTGTCCAACTGCAATTAGTTGACGCTCTGTTGGAGCTGCACCTAGTGCACCTGCCTCTAGTCCTAGAGTATCCTTCTTAGATGTTCCAGCTCCTGTTGTTGAAAGAGTTGATGCTGCTTGTCCAAATACTGCTGCGATATTCTCGAGAGTACCTTCTGACATTTCTGTTGCAATCATAACTTCCATCGCAGACTTGAACAGCTTAGCTGTATCAAGCAACTGGTCTACAGTTACTGAATCGTATGTTGGGTTATAGGTGATTTGAAGACCGTTGTTAGTAAAACCAACGTTGCGGTATCCAAACTTTCCTGCCTCCTGATCAACAGCGTTTAGTGTTGATGTGTATGATACGCCAGTCGCAAATGCTGGGACGCCAACTGTTCCTGCGCCTGATGCAATTGCTACGCCTGCTTCTGCGTTTGAGATGTAATCTGAGTCGTTAACGTCAATAGTTGACAAGAACAACGGAGATGCACCGACGAGAATATTTTTAGCATTACCTACGGATTGTGCCATAGTTTTGTTACCTCCTATATTTTAATATATATATATATTTTAAAATCTTAAATAAAAGCTGGCTAGGCTTCTTTCCTCTTAGGACAAGTTTATTCTATAATAGGTAAAAAGGCAAACCCTACAGGAACCTGCCTATGTTGTCTGTAATCCTAGAATACTTGACCTCAAGTATGACCTCAGCAGAAAAGAATCCCTGAAGCTCCTCTGAAGGGGCAGTTGGGGATATATCTGCCACCCATATGGTATGAAATTTAAATTTATTTGATAGATCTGTCCATTTATTTATATCCCTGGCTGACTCATCCATTCTCCTGAATTCGTCTGTCATGTAGTTTCTAATCTCATTTATCTCTGAAACTGAGGTTGAATAAATTGTAAACATTATTTGTTCACAGCAGATCAGCCAATTGTCTTCGTAGGATAGACCAATTTTGTCATAAACAATATGCTTTTTACCGCTTAAGAATTGGTTCATTTCGGCTACTTGCTGTACTGGAATAATTGGAATAATATTCTCGTTTAGATTATCTGACCAGTAATCATTCTCATCAAATATATTACGAGTATATAATTCTTTCCATAGGTATTTACGAAGTTCAAGCATTGCGTCTAGTTTATAGTTAGCCGTCACATTGCACCTCCAAATGATGCCGTCAATGCTGCATCTGCCTGAGACCTAATCAAGTTTGGGGAAAATGAGTATTGAACTTTTTTAATATTAGACGGAACGCTTAAAGCCTTAGTAATACTTGAATTAAATATTTTCTGGAATCCAGACTTTTTAATTGATTCATTTACTAGTCTTCCGCTAAAAAATCTTGAATGTGCAAGGGTGAACTGGTTGGTTGAAGCGGAGCCTCCAGGTCGTCTAACTGTTACAGATTTACCTTTAGGCATAAACACAGTTTCTCCATCAATTTCAAATACTAATCGTTCTGCATTTTTAGGTCTAATAACTAATGGCTTTCCTGAGTAAATTCATAGTTTACTTTAAACGATAATCCGTCTTCAGATATCTTATTTAATTTAAAAAGCCTTGCGGTTTTATTTCCAGTTTTCTTCCATTCATATACATGGTGTAAAGACTTTGGCTTTGATCTTGCTAGAGCATCTATATAGTTTCCAAAATCTGTGTTTATTTGATCAAACATTGTTTTTGTAAATAAAGCTTTAAACTGATTGTTAGTTGTTAGTTTAGATATTACTGCTGCCTCATAATATATAAATGCTGATACTTGAGCAACTGTACTATCTTTTAAGGGTCCGCTCTGGTTTGAATACATCATTCTTTCTAGTCCGCTTGAAGCCTGAACCAGTAATCCGCTATTGTCCAATTTGCTGGTTCTCCGATCTCTTCATAGATGAGTTGTATGCAATTACACGGCCAAATGGATCTGTGACTGGTGTAGTTCCCATAACTTCAAACACCGTTGGAGTTTCATTTGGATAATTAATTTCATTCCAAATTGTATTGCCTTCAGAGTCTCTGATGTTTGTAACTTTTTCTCTAGCCGTCAATTTTTCTGAAGTTCTTACTTGAATGACTTGATCATTTAAATACTTATTTGAAAATATTTGTTTATCGCTAGAGCGAGTAGTAGCAGAGTTGCTAATAACACCCTTTACGTGACACGAAATAGTTTTATAAAAATTCCACTCTCTAACTATTGCTCCTGTGTCAGGATCTTGAATTTCAGACTGTCTATACACATCTAAGTTCATAGACAAAACAGAGTCTACGATGCTATTCATTATATAATCTCTACTTTAGTGGTTAAGACATATTCTGCCAAAAGTCGATCTGCGTATGCATTTCCTGTTCCAGAATATGCATCTCCTGTATACTCAAAATCCCAGTCAAACGTAGATATGTTTTTAACATATTTATTTCTCCACATTGTATCTTTAGAAAAATAATCCTTCATCAATTCTATTCCTGCAAGCTCCACGTTGTCGGGTACTTTTTCCCATCCAAATCTCCCTTGAACTTTATATGGAACTCCAGACTGAAATATTCCAGAATAATCATGTATGCTTGGAGGAACCATGCCGTTTGCTGTATATACGGTATTATCTAAAAGGTTTGCTCTATTAATTTTAATTCCGTATCCGCTTTCAGATATTTCAACTGGATAATTCCAGTTATTAATATTATTAATTGTGTCTCAATTTGTTTTCTTGCATATCTTTCTGCTCTTACCAAATCTTTGTAGGATTTATAATTTGGGTCTGATGAGTCCATACTAAATCCTATATCCTGAACATGATTGAAGTCTACATATGGAGTTACAACAAAGACTTCGTCATCTCTTGTTACGGTAATTCCGCTAATGTTGTATATCCATCTAAGCCTTAAAGTTCTATTTCTTTCAGTATATTGATACGGTATGTTTACTATATATGAACCTAAGTTGTTTTCATCTGCTGTAGATGTTAGCATAGTCAACAATTGAGTTGGATTTATTGCAGGATTGATTACTGGATCTTGAGTTATATCATAAAGATATACAAGTGGGGCTGAATCTGGGACTATAACATCTCCGTTCCAAAACACCTGATGTGTTATTGGAGATTGTGATCTAATTAATATCTCTGCCATTTAAAAGGCGTAGATTAGTTGTAGTACTCCTGGACTTCCCTTGGAGTTGCTAATCTAAAGCCCTCCTCCTTATCAAAAATTGCTTGCGCTTCGTCATCACTCATTGCAATAAATGGGTGTTCTTTTGTGAACGTAAATCCCATAATATCATACCTAAAGTTATCTCTAGTCATTCTTACTAATACTGTGTTTTCTGGCTGTTCCGCCTTTGGGTCAAACTTTGGCAGGACTTCTACTGACATATCTTCTTCTTCCATCTTATCCATGGTCTTGTTATATACAGACCAAGTCACGCCTTCTTCTGCGAGGGCAGCAATAATGTCGGCCTTATTTTTTAGACCATCTGTATCAACTGCAAAATCTTCTGCAATCTTTTTCAACTCAGATACTTTTAATGTCTCAAATGACATGTATATCTCCTATTTCTACTCTAAACAATTATAGCATTACTAAATTAAAATGAAAAGCCCCCCAAAAATTAATTCAGGGGGCTTT